TAAATATCTAGCAGGAACATCTGGATTTACACTTGCATTACCACCTGCATCTTCAATTCTTTTTATGTAATCATATATCAAAGTATAGGTTTGCTTTGAGTCAGGTGTTGCCCAAACTCCTATCTTCAATGTCAATCCTTTATCAACATAATATTGTGTTGGCTTAGATTGTAAAAGTTTTTTAGCTTGATGATTGTATTCAGTTCTACTTATCCTTGTAAGTCGTTGGTCAAATTGGTCTGATACATCTCCTGCATCAGTTCTGATTACAGCATCAACTATTTCTAATGCTGTACTTTCTGCATCATATAAGTTCGTACCTGCAGTCAAAGTTATACTGCCTTGTTCTACTTTCCAAAGATTGAGTCCTTTGTTTTGCCATTCTAAAAAGATTAAATCCAATGCACGTTTAGCTGTGTTGTAATCTCCACCTGACATCATAGATAAACCACAGAGGTCAAATGCCTCTTCCATAAGTTCTGTAATATCTAAATTAAATCCGTAAGTTCCACTAGTCGCCATATCTAACTCTTATTACTGTTATGTCTCCTCGCTTTTCTTGGGTTATGATTTTTTGTTTTTTTTTACCAGACTTTTCAATCTGTTCTTGCATATTAGTTCTAGCTATCGTCATCTGTACCTCGCTGTTTTTTTTGCAATGTTCTTTGGTTGTTTAACAAACTGTTTGCCTTTTTTAGTTCCTTTTCTTTTAGCTCTTGTAGTAGCTGCATATTCTGCAGAAGATAAAGCTTTGATTGCTTTTTCCGGTAGATAACGCTCTCCTGTTTTGCCCGAAGGTTTACCAGACTTTGTTCTCCATTTTTGTTTAGTCCAATTCTTTAAAGACCTTTGTGACTTTTTAAGAGGCATTACTTTCCAACTTTTTTCATAGCAGCTTTATGAGCTTTCTCAAAACTCTTACCGGCTTCCATCATCTTTTCCATAGCAGACATATGCTTTTTAGAATGATGTTTGCCATGTTCTTTCATTTGTTTTTTTTGTGCAGGAGTTAAACCACCTGCTTTCATAAATCCCATTTTATTCCTAACATCAGTAGGAAGCTTACTTAAACCTTTATTTCCCTCAGGAACTTCTCTAAGTTTCTTATTCATTTGTATCCACCACCTTTGGCTTTATATTGTTTAGCTAACATCTGAGCTTTACGTGCAGACCATTGACCCGGCTTACCACCTTTGCTACCTGCTTTAATTCTGTTAAAAAGATTTTTACGCATAGTAGGTTTTGTATAATTACCTGCTTCATTAACTCTTGATTTAGATTTTTTTGCTCTACTCACCACTTCACCTTATCTGCCCAATAAGCTGCTGACATCTTACCTTTTTTAATATTTTTTGCATGACGAGCTTTGAAGGATTTTCGTTTTGCTTTCATACGTGCAGACTCTCCTGCTTTAGGTTTACCTGCAGTCTTAGCTCCCTTTTGTCCAAACCTAATAGTTTTTACTTTGTTGCCTTCTTTAGCAACAACAATATGAGACTTCTTAGGGTGGTTAGGAGTACGCTTAGGTTTGTTATAACCTGATACTCCTGCCCTTTTTAAACGAGAGTCCTTCTTAGCTCCTGACATTATTTGCCTGTCTTACCACCACGGAACATAGCAGACATTGGTGCCTTCTTTTTCATAACACCACCACCCATATAGGTTTGATGTTTATTTTTTTTAAGACCACCACCATGTCCATAAGACATCTTTTTATTTTTTTTCATGTCGCCCGGCATAATTACCTCACTTCTTTTTTGTAGTAGCTTTCTTTTTAGCTACGGGTTTTTTCTTAGTTGTTTTTTTCTTTGGTGCTTTTCCACCTACATATGCTTCATTTACATCAGGTGTTGAAGGGTCATCAGCCACATAGTGACCTTTTGCTGTTCTAGCTCTGACACCATTTAGTTCATCTGCTTTTCTTTGAGCATCTGCTAAATCAGGGTCAGGTCCGAATACAACTTCATATATACCTTCAGCATTTGCTTGTAAAACAAAATACTGTGGGGGAAAACCACTTGTAGAAATAATTGCTTTCTTACTTGCCATATTAACTCCTTAATACGTTTTTATCATTTCAAGAGTAATAGAATAGGTATCCCCATTACTAGCACCCTTAGTTGTGAAAAGAACGTCACCATTCTTTCCTGTTCCTGCATTATTTGGAATACCACCAAAATCCGAAAAGTCCATATGCCCATTACTACTTTCTGCTAACTCCATGATTAAAACATTAGTATTAGCATTAAAAAATAATTGAACAGACATACCAACAATGGCATGGCTTACTCGTACTATTCTAACTCCGGAACAAGCTGTCCCTTCTGAGTTAGCAGATAAAGCAGAAACGTCTACTTTAGCTACAGCACTTTCGCCCGTGCCATCACTAACATTGGTAAATTTCATAACACAGTTTCTTTCGCCATCTATAATAGTCTGGCTTGTGACTGCATCTGCCATAATTTACCTTTAACTTAGATTGTTGTTTTGGATATATAAGACTGTTGCCGTAGCAGCTCCGGTGGTTGAGTCACCATTTGCTCCGGTAAAGTCGGCTAGAACTTGAATGTCAGTAGTACCAACATCAGTAGCTTCAGTATCTAAAGTACCTCTAGTTGTTCCAAGTGCTTTTACGTTTTGTGCACTAATAAAAGCATCTCCGTCTGCTGCTGTACCAACTGATACAGTAGCTGCACCACCATCATTATTAACAGTAGTGACGTTTAATACGACATCAATAATTTGTGAATTAGCCGGTACAGTAGCTATTACTTGGTTTAAGTGACTTGCACCAAGAATATCTACAACTGCAGATTGTGCCATAACAACTGAGCCGGTATTAGCGACATCAGTACCTACAGTAGTTCCGGTTGTGTCTTTGATAGTCCCTGCTTTAACAGGTCCTGTAAATGTAGTTGTTGCCATTATTCCCTCCTTAAAGGAAAAACCCTATCATCTTGGCTTGTCTGCTAGGTCAGTTGATAGAGAAATTAATTAATCCTAGATGTAGAAAAAGGGAGGACCGAAGTCCTCCCTTAATTCTTAGCTTGACCCCGGAGAGCCGAAGATACCTAGAGGGTCTGATACTCCAAAGGAATATCTTTCTCTAGCCTTGTATCTAACGTTTCCTGTGTCAAAATCCCCGTCCATGCTTGTAGTCATTGGACTTCTTACAAAGTGCTTCATTCCGTCAGGAATGTCAGTAGTAATGAAGAAGGCATTAGGGTCAGTTAAATAATGGTTAACTGAGAAACCTTCTGGAATAACACCATTAGTTTTAATAGCGTTAATGTCATTATCTGCTGTTCCTACTCGGTAGTCACTTTGTAGCAGTCTAGTTGCTACAAACTGAAGAGCAGAAGGTATGATTAACTTTCTTGCTCTGGCAGCGATTTTCAGACCTCTTTCGTCTGTGTATCCACCGATTTGAATAATTGCATCTTCTAAAGATACTTCGTTCAAATCAGCACCTGTGGCAGGTCTATTACTATTTGTACCACCATTAACTAATGGGTGTGCTGTACTAAATAGAGTCACACCATCACCACCATTAAATGAAGTAAAACCATTGTTCAAAGGAACAACACTTTTTACTTGCTTGGTGTAAGCCATAGCTCTAGCTAAGGCTTTAGTGTATCTAGCTGAAAGCGAAACATAGAGGTTATCCTCCATTGCTTCTTCAGTTATAGCATATCCCATTGCAATAGTTTCGTGAGTATAACGAGCTACAAAAGACTCTTGAGCTGTGTCATAACTGATAGCAGCACCCTCGTCTTTAACAGGAGCAGCTCCGAAACCTGATAACTTTAACTCTTCCTCGAAACTTCTTTCAGAGTTTTCAGTCACGTAGATATCTTCGTGCTCGTTTTCGTAGTTGTTGTACTCTTCGCCAAATAATGCGTTAAGACCCGGAAGGAGCTGTTTAAGCTCATTTGCTCTTGATATAGCAGCCATAATTTATTCTCCTTATCCGATACCTGTTGCGTTAAGCAACTGATGTCCTACGTTAAACATTACAAGTACATCAGTTTTTGCATCACCAATTGCACTATCAGGACCTTCGACAAAGTCGATAATCTTTAAAGGTAGTGTATTGGTAGTGTTAGCTGTACTCCCATCTACTGCATTTTTGCTTGTGCCAATAGAAGTAGACCCTGCAGTTTGTACAACTGCTACGTTCTTGCCTAAGTCGTCTTGGTCTAAAGCCTCGTCTGATTGCATTTGCATAACCAGAAAAGGGTCAGAAGCAACGTATGCCATAATATCATCTGCTGCTGTACTAGCAGGATAATATTGATTAAAAGTAGTTTGACCGGTTGAAGGGTCAGTATACGAACAACCTAAAAATACTCCAATAGGAGTCATGGAAGTAGTTCCTGTATCCTTTTGGATTGTAGTGTTTGGGTTGTTGTCTGCCCACTTAACAAAGTCACCATAAAAAATATCAGTAGCATAAGCATTGTTAATTTTATAGTGAGTAATCTTCGCATTGTAAGCACACGATACTAACGACCCCATTGGTCTTGCACCCATAGGTGAAGCTGTTGAAGCCATAATTGTTTACTCCTCTGCAAATAGTTGCAGAAAAAAATTATTAATTAAAAGACTCTATGAGTCTTTACCAAAAGTCGTTTTTGATTTGCGTTCGTAAACTTGTTTAGTTGCCATTCTACTATCTTGGTCTTTGAAGTAAGTGTTATCAACAGTTTCAACCTGTTGTTGTGCCATATCTGAAAAATGCTTTTCACGTGCTTTCGCTCGTTCTTCCGGCATTTTACATAATAGCAATCCACCAACTTCTATATTACCTTTTGCTGCCCATTCTGAATTATGGTCTTGCATATGTATCTGTAGTTCTGGGTGGTCCTCTAAACGACAAGGTGACCAACCATCTCGAAAACTTTTAGATACATTAGGGTTGTCAGAATTTCCAACTAAGGAAGTTCTTACCCATCTGAAAACCCACCCTTCTTGTGGGTCTGGGTCAGGTAGATTGGCTGTGTTTTCCCAATTCTGATAACGTTGGGTAGCCTCTCGGCTATCTAATCCCCTAGGGGAACGCTCTTGGTCAGAGGAGTTCACAGAACTTTCCTCCACTTCATTTTCATTTGATGTGTTATCTTGCTCTGTCATACTTGCTCCTTTAATAATTGATTTGCATACTGCTCCGGACTTATACCAAGTTGTCGAGCTATCTTAACTTGAGTCTGGGTCAGACGTACTTGCGAGGGTTTAGAGTTTCCGGTGTTCCTCGTGGCACCGGCAACAACTGTTTGAGGTTGTCTATCTTTTGTCTCAACCACTTCTTCCGAAGGTGTTTGTTGAATACCAAAAAAATTCGGGAACTTATTACGCATTTCTTTATCTACTTCTGCATAATACTTTTCTGCTTCCTTAGCAGGGTCTATGCCATTAGTTCTCAATGCGTTGTCAACATACATAGCATATGCTGACATTTCTTTGTGGATTGGCTCAGTACCCATAAACCATGGGTTTTTAGCTGCCCACCTTTGTAAATCTTCATCTATTTGTTGAGGCTTTTGTTCAGGTGTTTCCTCAACCGGCAAGTCATTAAGTATTTGTGTTTGTACTTGCTGAGACATATTGTTAGCTGTTTGCTCTGCAAGAACTGCTTTAGAAAGTTGTTCTTGAGCTTCAGCCATTTTATCTGCGTCACCTGCCTCATAAGCAGACTTATACATTGCTTGTGCATTTTGTTTTGCCCACAAAGCATTGTTAGCTGCTTGTTTATTTAATACTTCTCCACCTTGGTCTACTAAAGCTTGTAGCTTTTTATTCTCTTCCATAAGAGCTGACAGTCTTTGTATTGCTTCTTGTGACTCTCTAGTAGCCTGTTCTTTGGCTCTACGCTCCTCATGGTAGTCGTATTTTAATTTATTAATTCTGTCACCGGCTCTCTTAGAGTAATCGGTTATCTCAGCATCTAGCGTGTCATCATCAATTTCTACTTCTTCAACGCTTTCATCTCGTGGAGGTCGTCTATCTTCTGGAGGAACATCATCTATAATCTCAACAGACAAATCTTCTGGAATTGTATTATCGACTTCCATTGTTTTGCCAAAGAATTTTTCTTCTTCGGACGTGGTAGGCTGACTATCTATAATCGGCTCTTCATTTATGATTTCAGTATTACTCATGCTCTTACTACTCCTGTTGGGTCATCAACGACTGCTTCCACAGTATCGTCATTTATTAAACGAAACTCTTGTCCATACATGACCATACGAGTACCTGAGTAAGCTCTAAAGATTACCCAATCTCCTTTTTCACACCAAGGTCCTGAAGGAAATCTTTGTTTATCTTTATAGGCTTCAGGTCCAATCTTTAAGACATATCCACATATATTAGATACTTCTTCGTCTTTGATTGTTTGTGAGGCTTTGATAATACCACCCTCCGTCTTTTCATCTGCTTGTGGCATAGCTACTAATATCTTCCAACCTTTAGGGTCAGGTAGCTGTGTCTTAACATCTTCTTTTACGGGTGGAGCTTTTACACTCTCTGGGTCTGGGATATTTTCTAGTTTTACTTTACTCATATATTTGCACGACTTTAGGAGTCGAGTACCTATTCACGCTCTTCATGTCTTTTCTTCCAATCCGACATTTCACGCTCTGCAAGGGATAATCCCTCGATAATTCCACATAATCTTTTATAG